CGGGCGACCATTCCTGTGCCCTGGCCGAGGGCGTTGAGTGCCTGCACGTCGCCGTTGGCCTTGATTCTGATGTTCACGACCCGGCCGTCGTTGTTCGCGATGACTCGGTCGATCGAACCTTGGGCACCCGCCGTGTCGGCGTAGATGATGACGTGCCCGTCGGGCAGTGTCTCGATCCGCGCCCGCAGGCTGTCGACTGCCTGCATGCGATCGCCGATGTTCGGAGTGAAGAACAGTGTCGTCACATCCCGCGGAAGCAGGCCGTACTTGTTGGCCAGCGCTTCCGCAGCCTGCTGGGTGTAGCCCATGTCAGTGCGTTGCTTGATGAACTGCTGGCGGACGCCCTCGACGTAGGCCTGCACCTCTTGCTGAGTCGCCCCGTTGCGCGCCATCGCATCGGCCGCCGCGAGCGTGCTGCTTTGCAGTGACACCATCGTGTCCTGCAGCTGCGAACCAGCCTGAGTTGATGTGTTCACCGTGCCGTCGCTGTTGACGAGGGCGTCGCCGAACTCACCCACCTTCCCCTTGGTGGACTCGTACTGATCACCTAGAGACCTGAAGGTGTCGTTGAGGGACTGGACCGCCTCCTCGTAGTCGGGCTTACGCCCTGCGAGACGGTCCATGATGGTTTGCAAGGCGGACAAACGGGTGCTGACGTTGCCGACTTCGTCCTGCAACGTCATGTAGGCCGCGCCGAGTTCCTCGGTTGCCGACCGGTTGGCCTTCTGTGCCAGCGTGGCGTTCTGAAGTGACGACGTGGACTCGTCGGTGGCGAGCGCCAGGTCTAGAGCATCACGGATTGCCTGCTGGTTCTTGGGGCTCTCCTCGTCAAGCAGGGACAGCAACGCCCTGGCTGCTGCCGCCTTCGCCTCCATCTCGTCTACGAGCTTCTTGGTGTCAGCGGCGTTCTCCTGCAAGGGCACGCCTTGGGCGATCAGCTGGTCCTCGTAGCCGCGCAGGAACTCCTTGACCTTGTCGGCAGCCTTGCCCTGTCCCAGGTAAGCGTCGGTCAACTCGGAGAGACTGATGCCGATCTTCTTCGCGTTGTCGAGCGCGCCGCTCTCCTGGAGGTTCTTCGCCGCCACCGATCGGACGTTGTCATCGATCGCGCCTTTGCTTGCGCGCAGAGCGGCTGCCAGGTCATCGGTGCGGCGCGCCGCCTCTCCCTGCTTCGACCCGAACACGCCAATCGCGAAGGTTGCGATGCCGAGCGCGATGCCGAACGGGCCACCGATGAAGGACGTCAGCATGTTGAACTTATTCCGCGCACCACCGGCTTCGTCGCCAGCGGAACGAACGTCGCGGGCGAAGCCCTGGAGCCCGGCCGCCACACCGCCGACGATGCCGCTGATGCCGCTGAGCAGTCGGAAGGCCGCAGCTACGGAGATGACGACACCCACGACTGCGCCGAGCTCCTCCGAAAGCGGCTCGACGGCTGCGAGGACGCCGCTGAGGACGTTGAGCGCCGCAGTCGCCGCTGTGAACAGGACTGGGAAGCCGGAACTGCTGAGGTTGGCGACAACGTTCAGCAGTTGCGACAGCACCTGGCGCAGGCGCTCGACCGACGGCGCGCCTCCGTTCGCGAGATCCGCCAGCAGCTTGCCGGTGAATCCCAACGCATCCCGCACAACCTTGCCCAGCTGTACCATGATCTGCTCGGAGGACCGCGCTCCGTCGGAGATGTTGACGAAGAAGTCCTTGATCCCGTAACCGGAGTCGATCATCGCGGATTCGATGCCCCGGAAGGCCGGTGCGCTCGATCGCACCGCCACAACAAGTCCCGGCATGGCCGTCCTAGCGAACCCGTCGACTCCTCGGGTCAGCGACTCGATCGCTGGCACGGTGCCAGCGAACGCCTCGCGCATCTCCGGACGCAAGGATCGCGCCGTCCGAGTGAGTTGCAGGATGGAGTCCTGGAGCGGGCCACGAAGGGGCATGGCGGCGCTTTCAGCGTCCGCCCGCATCTCCTCGGTCATGGCGTTCCACGTGCCACCGACCTCGCGCGAAGTCGCGTTAAGTGCGATACCCGCACCGATGAACCCCAGGGTTACCGCCCCGAGCGAGCCGGTGATCGCGGCTCCCGCACCCAGCGCCCCGGCCTCCATGCCCGCGAGCGCCTTGAGCGAGCCGGTGCCGAACGCTTTGAACCTGCCATCGAGGCGATCTACGGAGTCGCCGACCTTGTCGAGGGTCGATGACGCGGAGACGTCGCGCCCGAAGATGTTGAAAGTCAGGTCCTTCTGCGCCACAACGGCCACCTACTTCCGCTGTGCTCGAAGTTCGTCGACCAGTGCGCGGCCCAGGCGGTAGTCCTCGAGGGAGAGCCGGTCCATCTCGTACGGGGGCGTGCTGAGCGGCGGCATCCAGAACGCCGCGCGGTAGCTGGCTACTTCTTCGGCGAGGAAGCCTTTTTTCGCGCCGAGCCGCTCGGCTGACCCTGGGCGGGCGGCTCGGTCTGAGGGTCCGGCTGCGCCGGCTCCTCGTCGTCGTAGGTGATCTGGATGTCACCGGCGTCGATCTCGGCGAGCTTCGCGAACGGAATGACATGACCGTTGCGCTTCATGGCCAGCCACAGGAACGCCGCCAGGCCCATCGCGCCGCGGCCACCCGCCGGATCGTTGTAGCCGTTGTAGTCGGCGACCAGGTCGGCTACGCGCCACCCGGTCGCCTTCTCCAGGTCGATCGCTTCAATCAGGTTGAGCTTGTCGCGAGCCCAAGGGAACTCGCCTACTCCCTTGACCTTGAACGTTGCCATTCCTGCTTCCCCTCGTTACACGATGTTCTCCAGGTACTCGCCCACGACCTTGATCGCCTTGTCGCGGGCTTCCGGGCCCTTCGCCTCTGCGGCGTCGTCGAACCATGCGGGCGGAGCAACCTGGGTGACCCAGGGCTTGTCCGACTGCCCGAACACCGGGTGGCGCCACTTGCCGGTGTTGAGGTAGCGGGGCAGCTTCCGCTGGTCGGCTGGCATCTTCGCCGCTGCTGCGCGGACGCGCATGGAAGCCGACCGGGCGCCTGTGGTCACCTTGGCGGCGGTGGCCCGCGCTGTCGTGGCTCGCAAACCTGATCCACGGTGCGCCTTCAGCTTGGCCTTCTCCGTCAGCTTCTTCCGCCGCCCTAGCGCCTTTGCGGCGCGGGCCGCTCGCGCTGACGCACCACCCCGCACGCCCGAGACTGCCAGCGACCGCACCCGCCTCTGCGCATCCTCGACCAGGGGGCTCGCGGAGGCCTTAAGCGCCTTGCCCATCTCTCGGGCGATCTTGCCGTCACCAGCCTCGTGGAGTTTGCGGGCCACGGTCTTGAAGTCCGCCGTGCCAGCGATCTCGATGTAGCGTTTGGCCACAGTGGACCTCCTGCTACGGGGTGCTGTCGGTCGTCTGCAGTTCGAGCTTGATGGAGGTGGTGGAGTTGTCGACGACCTTGAACGGCAGGTTCTGCGGCACAATCTCCGCACCGCCGACGGTCGGAGTTTCGCCGTCGAACCTCACGTTCGCGGTGACCTTGACCTCGTACTTGTACACGCCGGAGATGGTGGCGCCCTGGAACAACAAGATCAGCTCGGCTTCGGTGCCGTTGACGAACCGGTTGTAGGCAGTGAGATCCTCGAACTCGGCTTCCAGTGACCCCGTGTACTCGCGCATCGCGTTCTCCAACGGCGCCTTGCGGAGCTGGCTGCCGAGGAAGAAACGGTCCTCGGCGAGCCCGTTGTTGCCGGACACGGTCGCGGCCTTGATGTTCGCCGCCGATCCGCCGATGGACACCGAGCCCTGGACGAACGTCATCAGCGCGAGGCTCGCCGGGTAGGAGATGGAGGCGAGCGCGGTGCCGGTGTCCTCGTCCTCGCCGAGGATCGAGAACTTTACGCTGGCGATGTCGCCGACGGCGCACGCCATTTCCCAGCTGCTGATGCGGCAGCCGTGGTAGGTGAACGCCCGGGTGGTGCCGCCGACGTCGGTGCGGCCGACCTGGATCGTCTGCCCCACCGGGATGTCACCGGGCGTGAAGGTGTGCTTGTAGACGGTCGGGTTGCCGACCGCGTCGGGCTGCGCGGTGGCGACGCCACCGAAAGCATGCTTCCACCACCGGCCCTGACTCTTGTTGACCAG